ATTTAAATAACAGCAAAGATTGGATGAATACTTCATTTGATACTTTAATTTCAAAAATCGATTTTGATTTTGAAAAACATCATACAGTATTTGGACACTTACGAGCATGTAAGTTGACAAAACAGTTAATGTTGATTTTTGATATGTTAGTATCATTGGAGGTTTTGGAAAATTTTACGATTAAAATTAAAGGAGTTACGTTTTTTACACCTAGTAAATTAGGAAGAAAAACAAAACCCTTTGATTTGTTGGATGCTTGTTATGAATTTTATCGTTTATTTATTAAAGCTTGTTTAGCTTTTCCTGAGAAGGGCTTTAAAGCTTTTTACGAAGATGCTATTATTGGCGTTTTCGAGGAAGATTATGCTTATGTTTTATCAAATTATATTTTGTTTGAGACAGGCAAAAATTGTGGTGTTGAAGATATTAAAGAATATGATTTACGTTTGGAAAGAGCAATAGAAGCTGCTCTTGTTAGTATTAAAGCTAACAATGAGAAAGCTTATTATACTCCAAAATTGAGGGAGTTAAAAATTTTACAAGCCAAACGTATTGCTTCACAAAAAGATTTCATAAGAATGAAACCTTATGGAATTCTTTTATATGGAGGATCATCAGTTGGAAAGTCTTCAATAGCTAATGCTGTTACACGTTATGTTTTGAAAGTTAATAATTTTCATTCATCAGCCAATTCGGTTGTAGTTTTGAATGAAGGTGATAGTTTTCAATCAGAATTTAGAACACACCATACAGGTGTTATTCTAGATGATTTGTGTAATAGCACAGTTGAACATACGGATGGGAATCCGTTATTGAAGGTAATTCAATTTATTAATAATTCACCACAAGCTGCATTAAATCCGAATGCAGAATTGAAAGGGAACATTATGATTGAACCTAGAGTTGTGTTAGCTACAACAAATGTAAAAGATTTGAATGCTGCACAATATTCTAATGAACCATTATCGGTTGCAAGGAGGTTTGATATTACTGTCACACAAACAGTGCGAGAGGAATATCAATTACCTGATTCGAATATGTTAGATACCAGTAAAGTCGAGAAAGACTTTGCAGGTTCTGCGTATCCGGATTTTGCTTTATTCACATTAGAAAGACCTATACTACATTCTGGAAATATTCGCCAGGGTAATAGTAAGGTTCAACGTGTTACGTATGTACCGATTATTTTCAAAGGTAAGAAAATGTGTAACGTTAGTTTACGCGATTTCTTAGAATTTTTGAAAGATAGTACGGCAAAGCATTTTGCAGAACAACGAAGTTTTGTAAATACACAGCGTAACAATGTTGATATCGAATTGGATGACGAAGGTTTTCCTGTAGGTATTAACAAAGATGATGATGTTTTAGATTCCGAGTTTGGTATTTTTGAAAATTTATTTCAAAAGTACTATGATTTGGAAGATTTAATTTTGCAAAGATTGAGTAATTTAGTATTTTTTATGTTAAATATTCAATTATGTAAGAAGTGGATTATGAATAAATATTTTAGCAACATGTATATTAAAATGATTGTGATTTACACATTATTATTTGTGTGTTTAACAAATCATATTAATATATGTGCATTTTGTATTATGACGATTCCGTGCCAAGAATGGTTATTTTATAAGTTGTTATGTTATATCGTTAGGTATAAAGTACGACATATGAAGAAACCAAGTGATTATTTAAAGGAAATGTCATATATGGATAAGACTAAATTAATTACGATGCTTGGAGGTGCATCTACAGCATATTTGATGATACGTATTATTAAAGCAATTTATGATATGTTGACATCAGAAGCTGCAGAATGTATAAGACCAAGCGCCACAATTACAGAAAAGAAGAAGGAAGAGTCTGCTACAGAATTTTGGGATGAACATGCGCGTTATAAGCGTTTTATGTTCAATCCTAGAATTATGGGCTATGCCAGGTGTTCGTCACATGAACAATTGGTAGGCATGATTAGCAGGAGGATTATGATGATTCATATTAAAATGAAAAATGGTAAAACAAGATTTTGTGATTGTTTACCTATTCGTGGTAATATGGCATTAATTCCTTCGCATATAGTACCAGATTACAATGCAGAAGCGTTGATTACAAAGCCGGGAGCAAATCCCAAAAATGTAGTTATATCCAGGAGATCTTGTTACAAAATACCCAATACAGACATTTGTGTTTGGTATGTGCCAGAACTTGGAGATCAACGCGATTTGACAGCATATTTTCCTGAAGATATTGCGCATGGCAAGCAATTGGTTGGTGATATGGTTTATAATGACCAAGGTAATATTAAAGTATACCGTAAGTTGTTAGGAACACGCACCAGTAGTAGAACAACACTAGGTGGTTCATTTGAATCGCTTAGTTATTATTTTCCAGAACAAACTTTTCAAGGTTTGTGTATGGCAACATTTGTAGGTCGTGATATTAAAGATATGCCGTTTATTGGTGGATTCCATTTAGGTGGAAAGAACCATACAGGAGCAGCAGGATTTATTACACGCGATCAGGTGTTGAGTGCAATTGATGAAATTGCTAAAAAGCCGTCTGTACTGCCGTCACACGCAGGACAGTCATTTAATACAGTTATTGGTGATATAGATGTTGGACCATTAAATGAGCCACACGAATTGTGTGTTACTAGAAATTTAGATAGTGATGCACGATGTGTTGTTTTTGGAGCTCATAATAAGCCCGGATCTACACCAAAGTCTGAAGTTGTTGTATCTTCTATTTCACAGAAGGTACAAGAACATTTAGGCTTAGAACGAAAACATGATAAACCTTATTTAATGAGGGATATAATGCATAAGGAAGTGGATATTGAGAATAAAACTCACACTGCTTATAAATTTGACCCAGATTTAATAGATAAGGCTGTTGTTGATTTTAATACAACTTTGATCTCAAATTTGAGAGATAAGTTGCATAATATTGGCAAGTTAGAAGATGATGTCGTTTTAGCAGGTTTGGATGGAGTTCTTGGCATTAACGCCATGAACTTCGCCACTGCTTGTGGCTTTCCAATGGTTGGACCAAAAACAAATTTGGTCAGTAAATCCGATAGGAAAGTTGAAGGCATTTCATGTCCACGCGATATTGAACCTAAGGTTTTGGAAGAAATTACAAAACTTGAGGAAACATTATTGAATGGAAATAGAATTAATGCAGTATTTAAAGCTTCTTTGAAAGATGAACCAACAAAAATTGGTAAAAAGAAAGTTCGTGTTTTTGCTGGGAGTAACATTTATTTTGTAATGTTAGTTAGGAAATATTTTTTAACACTCTCAGCATTGATGCAAGAAAACAAGGAAGTTTTTGAATGCGCAGTAGGTTTGAATGTCGAATCACCTGAATGGACTAAAATGATGAAACATGTTTATAAACATGGAGAACATAGAGTCGTAGCAGGTGATTATAAGTCATTCGATGGACGTATGTCCCCAAGATTTATGTTGGCAAGTTTTAAGATTTTAATTAATCTAGCAGAACTGAGTGGAAATTATGATGCGGATGATTTAACGATTATGCGCGGCATTGCCACTGAGATTTGTTCACCAACATACGATTACTTTGGGACATTAGTACAATTTTATGGGTCAAATCCTTCGGGACACCCATTGACAGTTGTTACCAATTCATTGGTCAATAGTTTATATATGCGTTATGTATATTATAGAATTGCACAAGAGGAGAAATGGTGGAGAGTACCATTATTTTCGGAAGTTGTGTCATTATTGACTTATGGAGATGATAACATTATGTCTGTTAAACCAGGATATGATGCATATAATCATACCAATATAGCACGTGTATTAGCCGAGTGTGATATTACATACACTATGGCTGATAAAGAAGCAGAATCTGTACCATTTATACATGGTTCAGAAGCTGGATTCTTGAAACACAACGCTGTTTGGGATGATGAATTGCAGTTGTATCGTGCAGTTATTGATGAATCTTCGATATCTAAGATGCTCCATGCACATGGGAGAACGCAGATATCAGAAGAGCTTCATGCTGCTTGTACAATTAGAGATGCGCTTGATAAGTATGCTCATTTCGGTCGTGAGAAATACACGGAGAGATGCGCTCAACTTAAACAGGTTGCAGATGAATGTAATCTCACTGGACTTGTAGGAGATTTTCCAACATATAAGGAACAAATCCTCAAGTATTGTGAGAAATACGAATGGGAGGAAAACCCATATCCTGTCCGAAAGGATTAGGATGAAAAATTCACAATTTTGATATTGCGTTGGTTACATGCAATAGAAACCAAAGAACCCGAATAAGGTAGTTACGAACTTACGTATAGTACCTTCCAAACTATATGTATGTTGCGAAAACTTATTTGTCTTGAACCTCCCTCGTGAGGTACCATTATTTAGTGGAGTAGTTTGAAACTACAAATAAGAGAAGCTCTGATTCAAGTATAATGATGCATATACTTGTTTTATAAATAATAGATTGCATTACTAGTATTACACAATATCCAAGTGCATTGGATTTAAGTATGCACAATGGGGAGGTCCAGTCCCCTTATACACTGGAAGCGGCGTTGGTTCGCATTAACCAACTAGAACATGATGTTGCACGTAAGTACGCGCAAACAAGAAAGCTTAAACGTAAGGTGGCTTTGCTCAATTCGATAATAGACAAATATCAAAGTGAAGCATTACCATCACAATCAGCTACTATGAATGTCAGCATGGCTGATGATACTGCGAAAGCAGAAATCACAACTTTTGCTGATGAATCAGCTGGTTGGAATACTACAGTGCCTACAGCACCAGATAGTACATTCAACCTTGCTAATAATAGTGATAGCGATTTAGGTAATTTCTTGTGTCGTCCAATAAATGTGGCGACATATCAATGGGATGTAGATTCTCCATTATTTGAGACATTGAATCCCTGGACAGCTTATTTGACAAACCCTTTTATTAGGGATAAGATAGCTAATTTTGAACTTTTACGCATGAATTTGCATATGAAAGTGCTTATTAGTGGAACACCATTTCATTATGGTAGAGCTTTAGTGTCATATAATCCTTTGAGTGGATTTGACCAAGTCACAATAGAACGTGGACTTGGTGGAGCATTAGATGCGGATTTAGTGGGGGCTTCTCAGAAGCCACACATATTTTTAAATCCTACATTAAATGCTGGTGGAGTTTTGGAAATTCCTTATTTTTATAAGGAAAATTACATTCCACTCACTCAAGGAGGTGTCACAGATGGTTTAGGAGAAGTTGTTTTCCGATCGTTTGGAAATTTAAGGCATACAGATGTAGGTAACCCAGTAACCATAAATGTATATTTGTGGGCTACTGATGTTACTTTGACAATGCCAACTTCTAGAGATTTACCTGCATTGCCATCACAATCTGGAGTTATGAATTCAGGTGATGAATATGGTCAGGGAATTATTTCTAAACCAGCATCCGCCATAGCGAAAGCAGCAGGGATGCTTAAAAGTATACCCCTTATTCGACCTTATGCGAGGGCTACAGAAATTGTGGCTACTGGCGTGGGCGATGTAGCAAGATTATTTGGGTATAGTAGACCAGCAGTTATTACAGATCCAAATATTATGAAGCCCGTACCATTAGGTAATGTGGCAAATGTGGACGCTGCTGATACTGTTTACAAATTAACGTTAGATTCCAAGAACGAAGTAACCGTTGATCCGCGTGTTACAGGATTGGAAGGACGGGACGAAATGTCAGTTGTTGATTATGTTAAAAGAGAATCATATTTAGCAACATTTAATTGGACTAGCGACGCAGGACCAGGTG